GATTTTCTGCGAACACTGGGGCTCAAAGCCCAGCCAACAGCGTCCAATGACTTCAAAGTGCGCCGGGAAGCGTCAGCAGCCCCCATGCAGCGCCTGGTGATGGGCAAGCCTGGCCTGATTGTGAACCGCGAGTGCAAGCTGCTGCGCAAAGCGCTGGCCGGTGGCTACCACTTCAAGCGTGTTGCGGTCGGTGCAGGTCATGAGCGCTTCAAAGACGCGCCAAACAAGAACGAACACTCACACATTGGCGACTCATTTGGCTACCTGATGCTGGGCGGTGGCGAATACAACCGAATGACCCGCACGCACCAGCTGGGTGGCCGCGCTCCTGGTATGGCCACCGCTGTTTTGGACTTCGATATCTTCTCATGACAGACCTGATCGATACCGTCAACGAAAAGCTGGCTTGCACCGGCTGCTATTTTGAGCCGATCACCGATTGGCACATTGAACGCCTGACCGAATACGTCAGAACGCCCTGGCCAATCGATCCGCTCGACACCATTCACTTCAACATGGAGCGCGGCCCAAGCGGTGCCCTGTACTACAACGGCAAACTGCTGGGCATCATTGGCGTTGCCGTGCTGTGGAAGGGGGTCGGTGAGGTGTGGACGATCATCGATGACAGCGTCAAGCACAAGTTCAAGCGCCAGCTGGTTGTCGGTGTGAGAACTGCCCTCGATATCGCTCAGATATCTCTGTGTTTGACCCGTGTACAAGTAGCAATAGAATCGGATGCAGATTATGCAGAGAGCTGGCCGCTGGCGCTGGGTTTCACTCTTGAGGGTGTGATGCGCAACTTCGGAATGGACGGCTCAGATTACACACTATATGGGAGGATCAGACCATGCCAGCACCAATCGTCGCAGCTTTGATCGGAGCGGGTGCCACAGCCTACGCTGTCAACCGTTCTCAGAGCGCAGCAGAAAAAGCCAGATCGCAAGCAGCCGAAGCGCAAGCCGCTGCAATTGAGCAAGCCACTAAGAACCGAGCAGAAGCTGCAGCACAAGCTCAATTAGCGCGTGAAGCAGCCGCAGAGACAGCAAAGTTGACGCGAGAGCAGCAAGCAGCCATTGCTGCTGAGCAAAGCAAAATGACAGCGGCGCAGATTGCGGCTCAACGTGAGTCAGCTGCAGCAGCTTTGTCTGCCGCTCAACTGTCTGCTTCGCAACAAGCTGAAATGATGCGCTCCTTGACCGCGCAGCAAGGCGCTGCAGCAGAAGCTGCCAAGGCTCAACTGGCACAACAGCAAACGCAGTACGCTGAACAAAAAGCCATGATGGAAAAGCAGGCCAAAGACCAGACTGCTGCGCTCGATGCTGAACGTCGCAAGATTGCTGAGCGTGAATCTGCGCAGATGACTGCACGTCGCAGGGCTGGCAAACGCTCTTTACTCTCCACTGCCAGGATCAACCCAGAGCTTGGCCTGGCACCGGCAGCCAATGACGAGAATCAATTGAAGACTTTGCTAGGCGGTTGATGTGGGTGAAGACGAAGTAAATATTGAAGACGAATTTGCTGCTCAACTTGCAGCAGATGAAGCTGCATTTCTTGCAGAGCAAGCTACTTTAGATGCAGCCCTTCAAGCACAACTTGATGCGCAAGCAAGAGCAGATGCCGATGCGTTTGCACAAGCACAGGGTGAAATAAATGCCATGGTTGCCGCTGAGCAGCAACGAATGGCAGCAGCTGCGGCAGAGTATGCCCAGCAGCAAGCAGCCGCCCAAGCAGCCGCCGCTCAAGCAGCCAAAGAAGCAGAGGCTGCACAAGCGGAAATCGCTAAGCAAATTGCTGAAACGAAGCGTTTGTCGGCTGAGATGGCCGCTAAGTCTAAAGCAGAGATGGACGCAATGCAGCGCACATCGGCTGCCAAGATTGCTGGAAGCCGTAAAGCGGGCCGTTCTGCAGGTGATCGCTCGATGCTTGCTGGCTATGGCACAACAGCTGGCGGCCCACCAACATTGGGTGGCGGTGGCAACCTGGGCGGCAGTGGTGCAAGCCTGGGCGTATCAGGAACACTGGGAGTATGACTATGAAAATTGAAATTAGCATCGAGAAAAATGGCGAAGAAAAAGAGATGGAAGACGAAGAGCTATCTCCAGAGAAGATTGCCGAGATGGCCAAGAAGCTTAAGAGCGCCACGCTCAGCCGCAAGGATCGTAAGCTGCTGGCCGACGCCCTGCTCAACATGGAGGACGAATCATGATGAGCAAAGAAGTGTGGGACAAGCCCAGGCCAAAAGAGTTGGGAAAGCCAAAAGAGCTGTCTTCGTTGGAAAAGCGCAATGCCATGCGACGTGCAGCAAAAGCTGGCAGGCCGTACCCCAATTTGGTTGACAACATGGCTGCTGCAAGAGACAAGAAGTGAGCAAGTACAAAGACCCCGAAGGCGGTCTGACCGAAGCAGGCAGGCGCAAGTTTGAATCGTCTGGCGAGAGCAAGAATCTCCAGCCAGGCGTGAAAGACAGCGCGCCAAGCGGTGAGCGTGCCAGGCGCAAGGGGTCATTCTTGACCAGGTTCTACACCAACCCAAGCGGGCCGCTGGTCAACGATAAGGGAGAGCCGACCAGGCTTGCGCTGGCAGCCAATGCATGGGGTGAGTCTGTGCCCCGCACTCAGGGAGCTGCCGCACGTCTGGCCGCTAAAGGTCGCAATTTGCTTGAAAAGTACAAGCTAGAAAAGGAATGACATGGAATACGCAAACAACGCCAAGGGCGGCAAGCGCTTAACGCCCGAAGAGATCATCAAGCGCCAATCGCTGGCGCAGACAAAGAAGGATGAGTTTCAGCAGCTCTACCAGGATGCCTATGAGTTCGCCCTGCCCCAGCGCCAGCTGTATGGCGTTTGGGAAGGTGGTGCTGTTGGTGCCAAGAAGATGCAGCGCGTCTTCGACAGTACAGCAATCAATAGCACTCAACGGTTTGCCAACAGGTTGCAGTCGGTGGTGTTCCCACCGCAGCGCCGCTGGTGCCGCTTGGAGCCGGGTCTTGACATCCCAATGGATCGCAAGCCACAGGCCCAGGCCATTCTTGAGCTGTACGGCGAGAAAATGTTTGCCATTTTGCGTCAGTCCAACTTTGACATTGCCATGGGTGAGTTCTTGCTCGACCTGGCAGTTGGCACCGCTTGCATGATGGTGCAGCCAGGCGACGACGTGAACCCGATCAACTTCATCCCCGTGCCGCTGTTCCTGGTGAGTTACGAAGAAGGCGCGAATGGCCAGGTTGACAACGTCTACCGCCGCATGCGCTTGAAGGGCGAAAGCATTCAGCGCCAGTGGCCAGATGCCAACATCCCGCAAGAGATGCAGCGCCGCATCGCTGACAAACCAACCGACGACATCGAGTTGCTTGAGGCCACGATCTATGACGCAACACGCGGCGACTACTGCTACCACGTCATTGACAAGGTCAGCAAGGCAGAGCTGGTCTACCGTCGCCGAAATGTCAGCCCCTGGGTGATCTCGCGTTACATGAAGGTGGCCGGCGAAATCTACGGTCGCGGCCCGCTCATGACTGCCCTGCCCGACATCAAGACGCTGAACAAGACCATCGAGCTGCTGCTGAAAAACGCTTCGCTTGCAGTCTCTGGCGTGTACACCGCTGCCGATGACGGCGTGCTCAACCCCAACACGGTCAAGATCGTGCCTGGTGGCATCATCCCCGTGGCCCGCAACGGTGGCCCACAAGGCCCATCGCTCATGGCCCTGCCCCGCTCTGGCGACTTCAATGTGTCGCAGCTGGTGATCAACGATCTGCGCGGCAACGTCAAGCGCATCTTGCTGGACGAATCCCTGCCCCCAGAGAACATGAGCGCCAGGTCTGCCACCGAGATTGTCGAGCGCATGAAGGAGCTGTCTCAGAACCTGGGCAGCGCGTTTGGCCGACTGATCAACGAAACCATGATCCCCGTGGTCACCAAGATTTTGGAAGTCATGGACGAGCGCGGCATGATCGATCTGCCTTTGCGGGTCAACGGCCTGGAGGTCAAGGTGTCTCCAACCTCGCCACTGGCCAACGCCCAAGCAATGGACGAAGTCAACGCGGCGCTGCAGTTTGCCCAGATCACCCAGCAAATGGGCGCCGAAGGTCAAGTGGCCGTCAAGTTTGGCGACATGATCGACTACCTGGGCGACAAGCTGGGTGTGCCTGCTTCGCTTCGCAATAGCGCTGCAGAGCGTGCGTTTGCCACTGAGCAGCAGCAAGCCCAGCAAGCCCAAGCCATGGCAGCTCAGATGGCCATGCAGCAACAGGGCATGGCACCGCCTGGTCAGCCTACCTTACCAGCACCGCAGGGAGCGCCCGCATGAGCTGGGATGAGCTCGACGCCATCGGCCAGGTCGATATCCGCGAAGCCAACCAGCAGCGCGATGACCTGGCGCGCCTAACACTTCGCGTGTTTTCGACCGAGGACGGCAACAAGCTGTTGACCTGGTTGCGCGACATGTATGTGAATGTGCCCATCGCCGTGCCGGGCACAGACCCATCCCATGCTTTCTTTGCCGAAGGGCAGAGAAACGTGGTTCGGGACATCGAGGCGCGGATCAATCAAGCAAGGAAACTATGACGACCGAAACCGAAACCAATGTCGAGCCCAGTTCTGGCCTACTCGACAGCGTGCAGGTGGCAGACGAAAGCAAGACAGAGAACCCGCAAGCTGTTGAGATCGACCACAAGACGACCACAGCGCTTGACTTGGCACCAGGCACCATTCCTGGCACGCCAAAAGAACGCCCGGATTGGTTGCCAGAGAACTTCTGGAACCAGGACAAGGGCGAAGCCAACATGGAAGCCATGGCTAAGTCTTATGCTGACTTGCGCAAGGTGGTCAGCCAGGGCAAGCACAAAGCCCCAGAGGGCGGCAAATACGACACTGCAGCGCTTGGCGTGAAGGACATCGAGGCCGATCCACTGGCAAAGCAATACGTTGGCTGGGCGCAGAAGTACGGCATCAGCCAGGTGGCATTTGATGAGCTGGCGCAAAACGTCAATCAGATGGCTGCTGAGATGGCTGGCCC